AAGTGTATTTTTAATGTAACGCATAGAGATGAGTTACAGGACTTGTTCCCTGCCGTTTTGAAGGTTTGTAAAAAAGACAGTATCTCTTTTTTGGAGGAGAAAGATAATGATGAAACTGATTGATGACGTTTGGTGGTACGGCTGTGATATTTGCAAAAGTGAGGATAGTTTAACTACTGACCTGTTCAAAATATTGCACATTACAGGTAATCCTTTAATAGACATTTGTTCTGTATGTAGAGATAAATTAAAAAAGGCTACTGGAAATGATAGCCTTAAAAAATTCTTGGAGAAAGATAATGATGAAACTGATGGGGTAGGTATTCCAAAAGATTGTCCTATACCAGATGTCAATGAACCTAAAATACCTGATTTTAAATTTGACCCAAAAAAGACGCAGAATGACCTTAGGAAGCGTTGGACACCCTAATATGGATAATGGCGGCCCTTATCAATCGTAACTAGCCTCAGACCCTATGCAGGCTCTTGAAGGCGATTTTAGCACTCTGCCTCACCTAGTAAATACAGAAGGGCGTATAATGATAGAAAAGAGAATAAAAAATGCTCAGGGCAATTATTCTGCCCTTTCAGGTAAACACAAGAACATAGAGATGTTTGGTCAGACTAATAAAATACGGTAAAGTGAACTCGTACTCTTTCTATTTAAACAAAAAACTTAATAAAAATTAACTAGATATATTGCTAAAATTAAAGTTCAAAAGTATAATATACTATATTAGAGTATAAAAAGAGAGGGGCAGGAGAGGGAGTATGAGGGAGAGGATTGAAATTTTTTGTATGTATTATTACTATGTTTGGAGACAACAATGAAAAAAATAGAAGAATATACAAAGATTCAATCTGTTTTTTATAGGAACAGGAAGACTCACAAGTTTGATGAGGCCAAATTTTCTTTACCTGCTTTTGAGTATTTACATGATACGGCTTGGGTAGGGACAGAGAAAGTCGATGGTACTAATATCCGTATCCTCCCTAACTGGGAAGACAGGATAGTAGAAGTCCGAGGTAGGACAGGGAACTCAAGTATTCCGCAGACGTTGTTTTCTTTTATTCAAAAGATTCTACCTTTTTCTCTTTTTGAATCTATTTTTGAGGAGGGGGATGAGATTATTCTTTTTGGTGAAGGGTATGGAAAAGATATAGGGACATGCAAGAAGTATAATTCTAAAGGGGTAAATTTTGTTTTATTTGATGTTTGTATAAATGGTCGGTGGTTAGAGTTAAATAATGTGGAAGATGTTGCAAGGAAATTAGATATTGGGGCTGCTCCTGTGGTCTTTGAAGGCACTTTGCTTGAAGCAGTAGAATTGGTCAGAAGTAAAACATTAAAGTCTACATGGGGAGATTTTCTCTCTGAAGGATTAGTGTTGCGGCCAAAAGTACCTCTTTGTAATAGAGACGGTTCACGGGTCATTACTAAGATTAAACATAGAGATTTTTAATATTCTACTTGACATTTGCAAATTATATTATATAATATGAGCATACGAGGTATGGAATTTTTACAGGGAGAAAAGCATGAACAGCGATAGAAAGCGGAAAAATTTGGTAGATATGTTGAAAGTACATGATACTAATATATCTGATATATCAGATACCATATCTCGATTATCGGATAGATTGGTGAGGGCAAAAGACTCAAGAAGGGAAATAAAGTCAAAGTTGCTTATTTTAGAGAAGCAGCTTTTTTTTTCTGGCTGTGATCTTTCAATAGATGCTACGGAGGGTAATCTTATTGATATTCACCGTCATTGGATGCAGGGGTATAAGAATCTAACTAGCTCTGTGTATCTTATTTCTTGTTTTTTAGGGTTTGAAGCTACAGATAGTTATGAGCAAAATTTATTCCTTGCAGGGACTAAATTACAGAATAAGTTTTATAAGCTAAATAGGTTAACTACTCTCTTTCTTTGTGGGGATAAGTATTGGTCTCGTGTAGAGGTGGAGTGGATAAAAGCAGATACTTTAGATGAAGCTATTGTTCTTGCTGTTTATAATTTGTATGATTCTTATACCAGTAACACTTTGTCAGATTATCCTTATGTAGATTATGGAAATAACTAAAGCATAAAACTTTTTTTAAGGAGGGTAGATCAGTGACAGAAGAAAAAACAGTTACAGTGGATATTGAATGTCCTTCTTGTAAGGGTACAGGATTGTATAGGGGTAGGAAAGAACGCGATGCTGCTGCTGTAGTGTGTTACAAGTGTGGGGGTACGGGGTGTTGTAAGTATACGTATAAGCCTTTTATGGGGCGTGTATCTCGTGAGGATGTAAAGCGCGTGTATACTACAGCGGGTGATTATATGATTTCAGCAGAGGACGGGAAAAAGATAAAGTTTTCTCAGGCTGGAGCGTCTTATGAAGATTGGCTTGCAGGAGTAGAACCAAAACCTATTAAAGATTTACATTGTCCTCATCAACATACGAACCAAAACTGGAGATATAGTCATTGTGAGGTTTTAGGGATAGGTGACTCTATAAGCAAGTGCCCTAATAGAGATGCGATGGAGGTATGCTGGGAAATGTATGAGGCAGAAGAAGATAACAAATGAAAGTAATAGCAACAGATATAATTCTATATGAAAGATTATGTAAGATGCTAGATTATACCAGTTACCATAAAAAAGTATTCCATAAGACTATAAGTGCTGAGGAGTACGCTAGAGATGAAAAATAAAAAATTTACTGTTACTGGAAGAGTACTTAAAGAAAACTTTGATGTTCAAAATGTGCTTTTAAGTACTCCTGATAGTAGGGAAGTTGTGAGAGCATTTAAAGATCAAGTAAGGAATAATTATGTTCCTGCTGATTTTGCTTCATTAGAACTCAGATTATCTCATCTTTCAAAGGGGGCGACTGTAGATAGTCCAGACCTTATTACAGAGTTAGCCTCTAAAATATCTGGAGACCCTGCATGGCTTATTTATACGGATGACGGAAAGGGTCATTTTATTAGCGGGATAAAGGAGGCTGCTGGATTTGTTTGTGAAAAACTTCCTTTTGAAAAGCTGTGTAAGGTAGATTGTATAGAGATCATAGAATAATGACAGAAAAGAATAAAGCAGAAAGACCTGAAGTTGTATGCGAGTATTGTGGGCAGGTATGTAAAGGTACGCAGGCATTAGGTAAACATAAGTCGTGTATGCACCCTGAAGAATTTGCCAGAGAGAAGGGAGAAGTCTCTTTAGCGAAAATAGATAACAGGGATATGGGTAATCTGGTCTTGTCAATGTTAGGTGTTTTGGGAGGGTTTCTAGATACAACAGGGGCCAAGGGTGTACAGGGTGTTTTGGAGAACCATGATAAAGTCGTGCAGACCTCTCTTAAAGTGGTATCTGCCACCGGCGCGGAAAGACTTCTTAAAAATGTAGGGATGCTGAAAAAGTTAGATGATTTTTGTTATAGAAAAATAGAGGGATTACTTGAAGATGATGAACTTCCTTTGAGTACTGCTATGGAATATAGAGAAATGTTGGAGAAGTCTGTTAAGATTGATGGAAAATTTTTATCTGATTTGTCTGGTTTGACTGATTCAAGTAGCCCTAACATGGTAGAGGAGGCCGTGTTCTTATTCCAAAAACGGGGAGTAAAAGCAAGTGCATCTCTTAAATCTGTTGGAGCTTTTGCTAAGTTATCTGTTGACGATAAGACGGCCTTGTTGGGTGTTCTTTCTAAGCTAGAGTCCAAAGAGATTGAGGCAGAAGTAGTAGACATAGAGGAAGAGTAGTAATGTCAGAAATTATTGAAATAGTTAATTCATTAGACGGATTAAAATTAGAGGAGTGGAAAAAGTATTTCTCTTTTTCTAACTTTGATACTTTGTCAGAACAAGGTAAGAAGGTTCTTCTTCTGGCTCTAAGGGATTTGATAGAGACTGATGACCCTACTTGTATACGAAATCTGTGGGAGGTAGATTATAATTCTGTGCCAGTTACTCCGAAGCAATTTTTTGAAGACCCTTATTATTTAGGTGGCTTGTTGAATTGGAGAGATTGTTGGAAGCCTGAACTAGAAAAGGTATTGGCGTTCAATAACAGGATAGACACATGGGTTCTGACGGGGGCTATAGGTACAGGTAAGACTACAATAGCGGCAGGGGCACAGGCATATAAAGCGTATCTGTTGAATGAAATGAAAGACCCACACACGTTTTATGACGTGGGTGCAAATAAAGAAATTGTTTTTCGTGTTTTTAACATTACATTAGAAAAAGTAACTGATACTGCGTTTCCTTCTTTGCAGTATTTTATTGAAACATCTCCATACTTTAAAGAGAAAATGCCTGCCCCTATCACTAAAAAACCTATAATATCTTTTAGAGATAAAAAGATTGTAATTAAGATTGGTTCTTTGTCCGATCATGCTTTGGGTGATGATATGTTTGGATTTATTCTGGATGAGGCAAACTTTTTTAAAAAAGTTAGACACGAAGAGGATGTGTCGAGGGCGCATGATATTTATGAAGCTGCACATACTCGTGTAGTATCGAGGTTTAAATCTTCTAAGGGAGTTATTCCGGGTCTTGTTTGTATTATATCTTCTGCGGAACTCAATGATTCTTTTGTTGAAAAATTTATTAAAGAGTCTAAGGACAAACCTGCTGTCCATATTTCCAGATTTGCTTTGTGGGATGCAAAGCCCCCAGAAAAAGGTACTCCTACTTTTTCTGTTTTCGTTGGTTCTTCCGAGATACCTTCTAGGGTATTGGAGTCAGGTGAACTCGTTATGGACGAGGGGGAGGTTTTGGAGGAAGTACCAGAGACTTATAGAGATGAGTTTGAGGCAGATACAGATTCGGCTCTTATGAATTTAGCAGGCATATCTACATCTGGGGCAGGGCTTTTCTTCCCTCAAAAGGATTTGATTTATTCATGTATCTCGGACAGAGAACACCCATTTATGGTAGAGGATACCTGCAAATTATCTGTTACATCTGATTTGAAATTGATGGAGTATATCGACAAGCGTAGAATGTTTAACATAGCCTATTCCAAATGGGGGATGATAAAAAACCCCGGAGTGGGCAGGTTTATACATGTAGACCTTGCAAAGAATAAGGAGAGGGTGGGTATAGCAATGGCCCATCAGACTTTTGTAGGGGGCAAAGAAGTAGCCTATTTGGATTTCATGTTTAGGATAAGACCACCAGAAAGGGGTGAGATATATTTTAGGGGGATAGTGGATTTCATTATTGCTTTGCGGGAATCAGGTGTACCGATTAAATTAGTTACCTATGACAGCTGGCAATCGGTAGGGTCGATACAGGATTTAGTAAAGGCTGGAATAAATGCGGGATGTTTGTCTGTGGGGTACGAAGAGTTTGTGGTATTGAAGGAAGCCATGATGCAGGCTAGGGTAGACTATTATCGGTATGAACCTTTTTTGGAAGAGGCTAAAATTCTTAAAAGGGGTATGCCTACAGGAGAAAGACCTCATCACCCCTTCATGGGGTTTGATGACGTGTGTGATGCTGTAGCTGGTGTGGTGGCGCACTGTGTAGGGTCTCATGCAAGTCTTAGGTGTCAGAACAAAACAAGTACTAGGGCACAGATTGTAGCCCCTTCAGCGGCCCCTCCTGCCGAGGTTTCGTTTGGTGAATCAGAATATAATACTGATAGTTTGTTTTTAAATACTAAAAATCTTTTGTGAGAAATAATAATGAAACCGTTAATTGAAATGTTAAAATTTAATCCTATTAAAAAACTTGTCTCTATATTTGGTAGTCCGACTCCGACTACCCTTGACCACGTATCTGCACCAGATTCTTTTCAAAAGGATATGTTAGAGCCGGATACTGCACAAGGTCAATACGATCAATTCAAGACAATGATGCAGTCTGCTAACGATAGGCTCTTGAGATATAAAGAGTATGAGTTAATGGATGACGGCATGGCGGCAGCTGTCTTGTTTATTTGGACGGAGAATGCTACACAATTACGTATCAATGATGGAAAATCTCTTTGGGTAACATCAGAAAACCTTGAGATAGAAACGATAGTAAATCAACTTTTCGTTAATCTGGACATAGAAAGTAGATTACAGGGGATAACTAGGGATATTGCTAAGTATGGTGATGTCTTTATGGCTGTGATTCAGCAGAGGAAAGAGGATGGACTTCCCGGAAAAGTTATTGATATAAAAAATATACCTCCTGCTGGAATTGTACCCGTGGAAGATACTATGGGTAGGGTGTTGGGATATTTACGGGGGAGTGATGATAGTGAATGTGTATTGGGTGTAGGGAGTAGCCGACCAGTAGACATGGATATGCCGTGGGATTTTGTACATTTTAAGTTTGGGGGAATGTCTGGAGACAATTCTTTTGGCACTAGCGTTTTCTGGGGGGCTACTAGGGATTATAAAAAACTCCTGATGATGGAAGAGGCCGTTCTTATTACTCGGTTGAAAAGGTCGCCAGATAGATTAAAGTGGGAGGTAGAGGTAGGAGGTCTTTCTGATGATAAGGCGCAGATAGCTGTTAATAAATTTAAGAATAATTTGGTAAAGAAGCAGGTCGTTGATAGGGTTACAGGAGAGATGAGGCAGGAATATAATCCGTGGAGTATGGATAAAGATATATATATCCCCGTCCGTAATGGGGCCGGGCATAAGGTAGAGTTGATGCAGGGGTCAAGTACTGTGGGAGATATAGTTGACTTAGATTATATGCGTAAAAAAGTGTGTGGTATTTTTAGAGTACCTTCTGATTATCTAGGTTTTGATGATGCGGATGGGGGCTTTTTGGCTTCGAGTCCGTTAGCCTATCAGGATGTGAGATTCGCAGCAGGTGTGGAGAGGTTACAGAAAGCCGTGTTACGTGGTTTGATGAGGATTGTACAGTTGAATCTGGTTTGGTTGGGTATTGATCCGTTGTTGGAAAAGAATGATTTTTCTTTACATATGACTCCTGTCTCCTTCCTTGCCGAGCAACAGAAAGCAGATGTGTTAAAGGTTCGGGCAGAGACAGTAGAGATTCTTTCTGATCTAGGTAAAAGTTTAGGTTTGACTGCTGAGGAACAAAAACAATTGATAATCTCTGGATTGCCTTCAGATTTATCTTCTCAACTAGGATTCAATAAAAAGGAAAAAAATACAGAATCTTTCAAGCGGGTATGCGGAAAATTGGATGAGTCGCAAAGACGCAAGTATGAGTCGGTGTTAAAGGGGTATGAGTCTACTGTTAGAAGGGTTCGTGAAGAGGCCCAAGAATGGGAAGTGAGGCAGGGTAGAGGTGCGTTGAAGAGTTCAGATGTTTTAAGCGAGAACCATAGAGAGGGCCTGTTACCCTTCTATGATACAAGGGTAGAGGTGTTGGAGGAATATGTAGAGGATTTGGAAAAGAGTTTAGAGAAGGGATTGGAGTTGACCGAGGAAGAAGAAAAGGGCGAGATAACACTAGGGGAGAAGAGGGTAAAGGTGTTGAGTTGTATGGAGAAGTTGGGTAGTCTATCTGAAAGTTTACATAAAGAAGATATGATACGTAAATCTATTCTTATAGAGGAGGTAGAGGATGAATAATAAGTGGTTATGTAAATCCTCTTTTTGTTTTATACTTGTTGTTGTATTCTTTTTTGGTTCAAAGTTTATGGCAGGTTTGGCAGATAAAAATGTGGGGATTGTTTCATTAGTTTATAGCATAGCGTCGATAGGGTTGATAAGTTTGTCGATACTTTTGTCTTTATGTTTTATTAGTTTTTTATTAAAATTTTTTACGGGAGAATAAATTATGCCTAAAAATATTATGACAGAGGCGAGTCCGTCTAGTGGTCAGTCGTCTTGTGAACATGTTTGGAAAGAAGTCCAGAGAGAGGGTCAGGCGGGTAAGAAACTTTTGGTCTGTGATAAATGTGGTAAGACGATGGAGGTAAATGTAGAGAACCAGATTAAGGAAGATAAGTCTGGAGGTAAACAACTTTTACTTGAAGGCTAATTTTATTAAAGTTTCTCCTTGACAAAGACGAATTATATTATATAATATAGGAGTAAGAAACAAAGGGCGGCGTGGCCGAAAGGCCGGGACTGGTTGAACCCAGAATAAAAATTATGATCCTGAAGGTGACTGCACTTTGGATAACGTGTCTATATAGCAGTAGTCGGTAATTCTCCGACCGCCGCCCGGCGAACCAATGGAGTGTTTGCAAACAACTAAACAACAGACAGGAGAACATAATGACAAAGATCGAAAAGCATAATCCCGAAATCACGCGACTAGCAAAAGAGTTGAACGTGGA